GGGATGTTGATTTTGTGCTTGCTGATTGCGTCATAATACTTTTTAATATACTCCAGTCGGTAAAACTTATCGTCATCTTGAAAGAGGGTGACTGCTATCATCATGTACATGAACTGAGGAGTTTCAAATACCTCTCCAGTACTTCTATCTTGTACAAGATACTTATCACATACCTGACGTATACCTGCATAGGTAAACAGATAATCTCTGTCATGATCTATGTATCCGTTTAATTTTTCCCACTCCTCATCACTAAATTTTCTGAGAACTTCATTGTCATATACACCTTTGTTAATACAATTTTGTACATGATCTTTAAGGATAGGATGCTTGTCAGGATGTCCATTATACACAGACTTCCTCAAACCAAACAAGAGAAGTCTAGCAGCAACGAACTGATAGTTAGGATTCTCTAGAGTGATTAGATCATTGGCAGAACGAATAAGGATCTCTTGAATATCCTTAGTCTCAATTCCATCAAAGAACTGAAGACCACTGTTGATCTCTACTGCTGATTCAGAAACTCCTGCGAGTCCTTCGCAAGCATGTTCAACCATTTTGTGAACTTTCTCAAGGTTAAGAGTGGTATGTTCACCATCTCTCTTAACAACTTTGATTTCCGTTGGTGTCATACTTTCTTCCACTCTGTAAATTTGATTTGTGCCTCTATGTTTTGGTAGGTGTTTAATTCTACCAGAGAATTAACATCATGTCCAGCCATGACCATATCATTTATATCTTTTTGTTGTATATCATTTGGCCAGATCACTACCTTGTCTCCTCTATCGATTGACTTGGAGATTCTGTTGACGATTTCTCTGTTACGAGGTTCGTTATCATAAACCCAAATATAATCGCTCCAACTATACGTCCGAGGATCAACGTCAGACCCAGCCATCGCAACGGAATTATCCAAGAGGGTCGAATCAAACGGTCCCTCAACGATGTAGATTGGTTTTGTTTCATTAATGTTATCTAATCCGAAGATCTTAGGTCTGTTCTCATCTAACATCACCGTGATATATCTCATCTTATCCTTTGGGTTTAAAGATCTTCCTTGAAAACCAAACCATTTTTTCTCTGCATCAATAAAAGGAATAATAATTCTTGAGTGGTCCTTTTTGATGCCAGAGAAAGTAGGTTTCTGAGTGTTAACCCAAGTACAGAACTGGTCTGTAAAATAGAATAAGGACGGATTTAATTTCCGTCCTACGATGTACTTATATGCTTGATGTTCTATATTTAGATCAGAAACTTTTATAAGTTCTCCTTGTTTTTTAAATACAGGTTTTTTAAATTTTGGTTTAGGAACATAAGATCCTTTACCTGTTGTGCCACTCTTATATCTCTCCATGATGTACTCATCATGAAGGTCTGGTGCCTGATCTTTTAAGAAGTTTGGTAACGTCCTACCAACTCCACAGTTATGGCATTTATATACCATATCTGCTTTCAGACGAAAAAAATACCCCCTTGCCTTGTTCTTATGTTTCTGTGAATCACCACAGTAAGGGCAACGGAAGTTGTATAGATCTGCTTTCTTCTTAGTAAACTTGTCCAGTCTACCAGATAGAAGCATTACGTAATGTGCATCAACAAATTCAGACAATACGATGGACGTTTACTACATCCATAGTAACAGGTGAAGGTGCGTCTGTCAAGTTTCTTATGACCGCTTGTCCGATTGGACTAACGATGAAAGATATAATACTAAGACCACCAAAAATAGTCCACATTTTCTTTTCCATGACTCTAAGGCGGTCATCAACCTTACGGATATCTCTTTCACAACCTTTCTTTATCTCCTCTGCTCTACGATTTACTTCACGATGAACTGACTCTACCTTCTCAAACAATACAGCATCAATTCTATCCTGTTTATCTAACTTTTCATTATGAACAGCAAGAAGTTCCCCCATCTTGGTGGAGTTGTCAGATAGTTTGTCGACTACCTTCTCTAACCTTTCCAATATTGCTGCGTTTATTTCGGACATTACTTATCGACAGTTGCCTGTGCTCCACCTGCTCTTTGCTTCTTCATAAGAGATGCAGTTTTCTTTTGCAACTCCATTCTAATTTGCTTAATCTTATCACTTGACTTCTTCTTCTCAAGACCGATCTGCTGACGAGTCATCTGCTGTTTTATTGCTTGATCAGCTGACTCTTTAACATTCTTCAAATGCTTCTGTCTTTTATCCATAAAGAACTTACCAGCATCACCAGGTAAAATTCTTTCAATACTAATATCCCCACGGTATCTGTAGTTAATAAGCAAACGTAACTTCTGTCTTAGTTCTGCTGGATTACTAGCATATACTATAGTAGATCCTATTTCAGGAAGAGAAACTTTATATTGAAATAGACTTGACTTAGGGGCAAGTTTATTTACTGCAGTCACACTCTCCTTTACCTTTTTCTTACCATCAGACAACTTATTACCTGGTGCTACCAACTTCTTTAAATCTTTACGCTTTGCTCTCATACGCATGACAGGATCGAATCCAGCATTAGGTCCAGTCGCAGTAGCACTGCCACTAAAACCTCCTGTTCCCGCTGTCATCATTTCTTCGTTCATTAGAGTTTCTCCAGTTCTTCTTCTAAGTCAGGATCCACCTCTAAAGATGGCATCATTCCTATAGGATATTTATTCAAGTAAAGTAGTAGAGTTTTTAATAGACTCCAATACTCCCTCTCCATCTTAAAAAAGAGCAAGGGAGTTGCTGCTTCACCAAAAACATTATAAAGTATGATTAAATGATTGATAATAAGATGAGTTCTTAAAGAACCTCCTCGCACATAACGCTTCAAGAGTCTTTTCAGATACTTGAAGCGTTTCATATCTTCATCAAAATCCTCCCTCGTCATAGAGGAAGGATTCTCATAATGCTTAATGGCGAACAGAATGTAATTGGATTCATTCAGTTCGTCAATTAACATATATTATTATGCTGTAACTGTTAGTGTAACTGCTGTCAAACCACTGAGTACTAGTGATGCTGCTGTTGAACCATCTGCTGTGTCAGTAATTGTACCACTGTTAAGTGTTACATTTGCTCCACCCAGTGTCAATACGTCATCCTCAGCAACAGTTTGTGATGCTACTGTGAAACGCTTCCTGTTTGCAGTTGAACCAGTTGCAGTATAGGTAAGAGTGTGAGGTCCACGACCACTACCTGTACCTTGGTTACCGTTAGCGATTACAACTTGAGGTGATCCAGCAACTGTTACCTTCTCATCCCATGTAACCTCAGCAGTAATTGTCTTACTACCAGCTGCAATTGTAGATTGTACGATACGAATCTTAGTTACAGTAGGTGCAGCAAGAGTTGTCGATAGACCACCAATGCAAGCAAGAACTTCTGGTTGTGCGTTAACATTATCACTACCACTGTTGGCAGTGCCAGGTGCTACAACCCATCCTGATGTGTCAGCATAGACTGTTGCCTTATTGTAGTCTGAATTCTCGTCTTCTGGCAGCCATTTGGGCTTGTTAGTGGCCGAAGCTGCGGTTTTTCCCCATAATGGCATGGTAAATTTACTCCGAATATATTCTGTATGAGTATTTATATAATTAACCTTCTAGCAATGCCTTCTGTAGAGCATCTACTAGTTGATCATCCACTTTATTTCCTGTCTTAGCTGCTGCTTTCTTCAACAACTTAATTAGAAAGTCTTTGATTACAGAGTCAAGATCATCAGGTATCTTATCAACTGCTTTGTTGATGATACTGATCGCAATGGGCATTAAAAAATTAATCATTATTTTGTACCGAATAGGTACTCTATATAGCACCCTTATGTACCTAGTCCTTTACCTTTCTTATAGTTATCTTCTCCACCATATCGTGCTACGACATCAGTATAATTTTGAGTGGATTTAAATCCTGCCTTCTTTGCTCTAGCAGCATATGCTTTCTTATCGTCTGCTCTCCTCTTATACTTTCCAGTACCAGCATCAGACTTAACACCTTTAACTTTCTTCCGTTGTCCTTCTGGTTTACCAATCTCCTTACGGATCTTAGTTTTAACGTAGTTAAGTGCTCTATCTTTACTACCACCCTTCTCATAACCCTTCTCTTTCTTGAGACGAGTTGCTTCTTGGAAATTATTAAAGGTCAAGATCGAATTTTCAGTGCTCTCTTCTGTGCTTTCTTCTGAAACTTCTTCTTGACTGTCATAAGATTCCAAGTGCGGGTTTTTCATTTGCGGACCTTTCATAAGTTCCTTTCTCGCCTTCTCGTTATTTTTCAGGCGTTTCTTAAAGTCGGTCTCTAAGTATGTATCATCCTTTTTCTTTCCTTCTGTTACTGGATTACAATTGCAATCATCTACACAATTGTCATGAGATTCGTGAGCATCACACTCACAATCAGATTTCTCCATCACATCCTTAATGTTAGGATTGATCTTGACTTTAGTTTTTTTCTCGTTAAGTGCTTTAAAACTAAGCATCACACCCTCCCTTATCAGGTCTACTAGTAGTAGTGCTTGCATTATCACTAGTAGTAGTACGAGACTTTAATACCTTAATCTTTTTTCCCTCTGTTGTTTCAACCTCTTCCTTTTGATTTTTCTTCTTCTCTTCCTTCTCCCTCTTGGAGATCTTACCATCTACATCACTTTTTT